CATAAAAAGTGGGTGCAAATAGCTTACAATCTTTGCAAGTGTAAAGACTCAGCTAATGACATTGTTCAAGATATGTATATTAAAATGCACGAAGTAAACAGAGAGGTAGATGATGGTTATATTTATTTTGTATTACGTTCAATATTTATAGAGAGTAAAAGAAAGCAAAAAGAATATATAATTCAAGCAGAAGATATTGATAAGATCAGAACTATAAACGAATACGCAACAGAAAACGAATTTAACACAGAATTAAAAAGAAAATGTTTTGAAGTTGGTTATAGTAAATTAGAAAAGCACGAAAAAGTAATCATGCATTTTTCAAGTAATTTAGGGTTAAGAGAGTTCGCTCGTGAGTCTGGAATATCAATATCATTAATACAAAAAACAAAACACAAATTAAAAATATTAGTATGGCAAGAAGTAAAAAAATACGAGGAGCTGGAGATATTATCTCTAAAGTTACAGAAACAATTGGAATTAAAGAATGTGACGGGTGTGCAGCAAGAAAAGATGTTTTAAACCTTGCGTCTATGTTTCCTTTTAAGAAAGTGGTTAAGATGGAGGAACACGACAAAGAATGGTTTTCTTTATTCTTACAACGTTTAAACCCTAATAAATTAAATAACGAAGATGCATTATACTTACTTTCAATATATGAAAGGACTTTCTTTAAAAAGATTGAGCCTTGTAATACTTGCGGGGGTGTATATTCTTCAATAGTAAAACAACTAACTAAATTATATTATTATGAAAACTAAATTATTACTTTTAATCGTAGCATTATTCTCTTTCGCTGGTAGTTGTGATACAGAAGAAATTCAACAACCTACACAAGATACTTGCGAGTGTCGTAAGATGTATTACACAAACCAAGTTGTTAACTACGGATTCCAATTTGTTTACACGCACTCTGGTAATTGGGAATTAGTGGATGTATCAATAAGAGATAACGGAGTGCTACAAATGAACGGTTATATTTGGAGTGGGTTTATTAATATAGATGAAGATCATAACTACAGATGGGAATGTAAACCAGAATAATATGTACAAAGAATTAGCAAACAAATACTATAAAGGACATTCTAAATTTAAAAAAGCATTAGCTGCTGGTATCGCAATGGATAACGCAATGACTTTAAAATACTCTAAAGGCGGAACAACAAAAACTTTTTTTATGATGGATAACTTTTTAAAGTATTTTGATTATGAAGTATTAAAGAAGTATAACCTTATTTAGAATCAATTTGAATAAACAAGATATTTCAAGATGGAAGAAATTAAACATGGAGGAGCAAGACAAGGAGCTGGAAGAAAACCAAAGGAAGAAGAATTAAAGATTATTGAAAGGTTAGATAGTATTATTGAATCAGATGACGCTTTAAATTCTTTAAAAGAACTTATTAAAGATAAAAACTTTAATGCTATTAAGTTGTATTTTGAGTATAGATTTGGGAAACCAAAAGAAACTATTGAAAATATAAATAAGAATTACGACGCAGGAAAACTAACAGAAGAAGAAGCTAAAATATTAGCTAAAGTTTTAAACGAAAAGTATTAAATGCTAACAAACGAAGAGAAAGTTTTAAAAGTAATGTGCGAGAATAATTTTTTATTCTTTTGCCGTTATATGTATAAAGAAATTCACAGGCGTAACTTCATTGTTGCGCCTCACTTCGTTTTGATAGTAGAGTTCTTAATGAAAGTACATAACGGACAAATTAAAAGAGGAATTATAAATATTCCGCCACGTTATGGAAAAACTGAATTAGTAATTAAATTATTTATTGCTTGGTGCTTGGTTAAAAATCAGCAATCAAAATTCATACACTTATCTTATTCCGATGATTTAGCTTTAGATAATTCCAGCCAAGCAAAGGAATATATCGAGAGCGATGCGTTTCAAAAGTTTTGGCAAATGAAACTAAAAAAAGACGCTCAAGGTAAAAAGAAATGGTTTAACGAATTAGGTGGCGGAGTTTACGCAACTGCAAGCGGTGGAGCAATTACAGGTTTTGGTGCTGGAGTTGCTGAAAGTAAAACATTTAGTGGTGCTATTTTAATTGATGACCCGTTAAAACCAGATGATGCGAATAGCGAGGTTAAAAGAAAATCGGTTAACGAAAGGTTTAATAATACAATTCGCTCACGTGTAAACGATAGAAATACACCTATTGTAGTTATTATGCAAAGGTTGCACGAAGATGATTTAAGTGGCTTTTTATTGAATGGTGGAAGCGGTGAAGAATGGGAGCATTTATGTTTACCTGCACTTAATGAATTTAACGAGCCTTTGTATCCAGAAAAACATACATTCGAGGAATTAGAAAAGATTAGACAAGGAAGTAAATATACTTTTGCTGGGCAATATATGCAACAACCATCACCTGACGAAGGTGGGGAATGGCGAAAAGATTGGTTTGAAATTGTAGATATAAAATCGATACCAAGCAATTTAAAATGGGATTTGTTTATTGATGGCGCTTACACTAAAGACACATCAAATGACCCAACAGGTTTACAGGTAGGTACTAAAATTGGTAATGATTATTATATTTTAAGTTCAATAGATAAATATCTTGAGATGCCAGAGCTAATAAAATTTATTCCTAACTATATTAATTCATTAGGTATTGATGTTAGAATGATTTATGTAGAACCTAAAGCAAGTGGTAAATCAATTAAACAATTAATACAATCACAAACAAGATTTAATATTTCAGAAATTAAAAGCGACTTTGTAAACGTTTCAAAGATAGAACGCGCAAGAAGTTCAGCCCCTTATATTGAGGGTAACAGAGTTAAATTAATTAAAGGGGCTTGGAATGAAAGTTATTTACAACAAATTGCAATGTTTCCAAATGCTAAACACGATGAACATATTGACTTAACCGCATACGCTATTGAAAAGAATTTGATGGGAAACAAAGGTAAATACAATATCAATTAAATACGTTATAATTATATGAAGATTAATATACCAGAAAGTTTAAACGAAATAACTATAAAGCAATTCTTTGATTTTAAAAAGTGTTGTGAGGCTAGTCAAGACGAGAATTACTTACGACTTGCTATGGTGTCTATATTCTGTGATATTTCAGTAGAAGATATTAAAAAGATTTCTTCAAAGGATTTTATAGAAATTGTTAATCAATTAACAAATATAATAAAAGAACAACCAATACATATTGAAAAGTTTGTAATTAATGGCGTGAAGTTCGGTTTTATTCCGAACCTTGAAAACATAACTGCTGGCGAATATATTGAATTAGATACTTTATTTAAAGACGAAGAAACCTATTTAGAGCAAATGGCGGTTATGTATCGTCCAATCATAGAAGAACATAAAAACCTTTACAGAATAGAACCATTTGAAAGCATAGAAAAGCATAAAGATATAATGATTGCGGCACCAATATCAGCTTATTTAGGTAGCAAGGTTTTTTTTTGCAATTTGTTGAGCGAATTATTAGAGAGTTTCCAGATATATTTAGTGTCGGGGAGCAAGGAGGTGACGGATTTGGAGGAAGTTTTAATGACAAATGGGGTTGGTATCAATCAATTTATACAGTCGCTGGAGGAAATATCCACGAATTTAACAAATCAACTGAACTCGACATATACACATTCCTTACATATTTAAGTTTTAAAGTTGATTTAGCTAACGAAGAAAAAAAACAAATGCCAAAATATGAATAGTTTTTATAAAGTAGTAGAATTTATTAAGAGTCATTTTGAAAGTGACTCTTTTGTGCATACAATTACGCACGGAGTTATTGAAGACATTGATGTAGATAAGAAAAATATATTTCCATTGGTGCATTTTCAAGTGACGAGCGCTCAAATAGTTGAGGGATTAATTGTCTTTACTTTTCAGATTCATATTTTAGATATTAGGAATATTTCGAAGAAACCTATTACTGATAAGTTTTTAAAGAATGATAACGAATTAGATAATCTAAATACATGTTTTGCTATTACTAATAAGTTCTTAACTAAATTAAGATTGCAACGTAATGATTATGATATTGAACTATTCGCAAATAGCACACCAACTCCGGTAGAATTTCAATTTACTAATTTATTAGATGGGTGGGTGTTTGATGTTCAGTTATCAATACCTAATAATAATACTGAGGTATGCAACTAGATAAAGAAAATACTTTAAAAACTTTAACTGATTTTAGCAAGTATGTTGTTCAGCAATCTAGGACAAACTTAACTAAAGGCGGTAAAAATGTGTCTAAACAATTATACGATTCTATTGGTTACGATTTAAATGTTGGTCCTAATAGTTTCGAGTTAGGTTTTAAGATGCAAGACTACGGACAGTTTCAAGATTTAGGTGTTCGAGGTAAGTCAAGCAGTTCACGTGCTCCAAGAAGTCCGTTTAAGTTTGGTAGCGGAACTGGTCCTAAAGGGGGTTTGACAAACGGTATTGATAATTGGGTAAAAAGAAAAAGAATACAATTTACAAATAGAAAAACAGGTAAGTTTATGAGTTATGACAACACGGCTTACTTAATTCGTAATTCAATTTATAACAAAGGATTAAAACCAACTATGTTTTTTAGCAAACCTTTTGAAGATGGTTTTTTAAGATTGCCAGATGATGTGATACAAGCATACGGATTAGATGTTGAGAACTTTTTAAAATATACACTTAAATAATGGCACAGAAAATAATTATAACTGCAAAACAAGTAACCGCTCCTGGTGATGGTTTTTTATTTTTCCCAAGTATAACATTTAGCAACACTTTAGGAGTATATTTTTATACTGATATTCTTTTTACGACAGGGACTCCAGCAACTGATAATGTAATAAAATATAATGTAGCTACAACAGATTTGTTTGCTCAAAATATAAAAGATGTATTTGACAACTTACTAACTGAACAAGTTGTGCCTTTTACTTCAGAAATTATTGGTAATGTAGTAAATTATTATTTAGGAAATAACGCAACAGTTGATACTTTTACTCATTATGCTGGAGCCACTTCTTTAGATTCTGATTTATGGAGTATTACAAGAGAAGATTATGAGTTCCCAATTGAACCAGAAACTATAATTTATGAAGATGCAGTAATTCTTTCACGTTCACCATATTTCTTTAAAGCAACTCCGACTGTTTTATATGACAGTATGAGAGTTGATGTATATATTTATAGAGGTCATAAAGTTGATGATATTCCTTTAGAGCCAAACTTTCAAGCGAGTAAATTTGTTATTCAAGCTGGACAGCCTATTATTTCAATCGATGTGCATAAATTAGTTAACGACTTTGTGCAAAATGAATTTACGCAAAATGTATCTTTAGGAGTTCAAACAACTAACCAGCTAGATTCTGTTTGGGTTTATATCGACTCGGGTATTTATTTGGAAAACGTTTTACTTTACTCAATAAATCAAACGCTACTTGCATTAGATGGTTTTGGTTATCACCAAGAATTAGCAAACCCGGAATTAAATAAAAAAGTATTAAGCACAATTAATAATCATATTGTTTATAATAATTCTAAATACCCATTATATTTTTTAAGTGATGGATTAGTTAGTATTACTATTAATGGTACGGATGTACCTTTTACTTTAGATTCTGATTATAATAATCAGTTTGTTAGTTATGTAGATGTGATTCAATACGCTGGCGTTTCAACTAACTTTAACGCCGTGTTTGTTTATGGTGATGAAACAGTAACTCATAATATTGAAGTCAAAACAGAGTGTAGAAATAATTTAATAAACTGCATATTTAAAAACAAGTACGGATACTGGCAAAAGATACCATTCAATAAATTAAGTAAATCAAATTTAGATATTGATAGTTCAGATTACAATCCTTTTGTTTCAGACTTTGGAAGTTATAATTTAAACCAACATACAAAAAGAAGTTATCTTACTAATGGGAATGAAAAGATAGTAGTTAATACAGACTTTTTACCAGAGGAATATAATTTACTATTCAAAGAATTAATGTTAAGTGAGCAGATTTATTTAGAGCAAGGAGCAACTATATTGCCAGTTAATCTAAATAAAAAATCATTCGGTTATAAGACAAAATTAAACGATAAGTTAATACAATATTCAATGGACTTTGAATACAGCTTTAAAACGATTAACAACATAGTTTAAATGGAGGTTCAATTATATATTAAAGGTCAAAAAATAGATTTATTTGAAGATGAGAAAATATCTATAAATTTATCTATCAAAAATATTAATGATTTGAGTAAGGTTAAGACAGACTTTACTCAAACTTTTTCTATTCCAGCAACAAAAAATAATAATTCAGTTTTTGAACATTGGTATAATGCAGATATTGATGGCGCGTTTAATGTAAACATTCGAGTTGAAGCGTATTTAGAAGTGAATACTTTACCTTTTCGTTATGGTTCAATTCAATTAGATAGTGCTAAATTAAAGGATGGTTTGCCTTATTCTTATTCGTGTACTTTTTATGGCGCAGGAGTAAGTTTATCTGATTTGTTTGGTGAGTATCAATTAAAAGATTTAGTAAGTTTATCAGATTACGACCACGAGTATAACTCAACTGTTGTGACAAATGCTATGACAGATAATAGTTTGTTTGGTGGTGATGTTTACTATCCTATGGTTAACGCTATTGATGAAATGAGTTTACAAACTGCTAATGTTAGAGATTTAGAAAACGCAAGTAATACAATATCATATAGAGAATTTAAACCAGCCCTTAGAAACATTCGTATAATTGAAGCGATAGAAAGTTTTTTCGGTATTACTTTAACAAAAGACTTCTTTGATAGGTCAGTCTTTTACAATAGTTTTTTATGGTTGCATAAAGACGCTGGTTATATGAGCGTTTATGGTGATGAGGAAATAATTGATTTAGAAAATGTGGGTGATTTGTCAGATATTGAAATGACTGCAAACACAACTACAAATCAAATAGAGTTCACGCCTTATGATACTACTTTTTTTCCAACAACAAATATAAGAAGAAGTATAAGCGTTCAAATTGCACCAGATGCTGGTTTTGAAAATGTTACTTATAAATTAAGAATATTTAGAAATGGTAATTTAGTAACTGAAAAAGAATTAATTGGTAATGGTTTATTGATTTGGCAAGAAACATTTAATGCTAACTTTTTCGCAAATAGCGTTTTTTATTTTACAATTTCAGCTTCAGAACCTTTTAATTATAAATCTAAAATATTCGGTAAGAAAACAACCTACGTGGGGGCAAGTATAACAAGCGTAAACAAATCAATAGTTAATCCAAGTACTTTTGTTTTAACTTCTTATATGAAGCTATTAGAACAGATGCCAGAAATTAAAGTTATGGATTATTTCAAAGACTTAATAGCACGTTTTAATTTAATTATAAAACCAGTTTCACTTAATGAGTTTTATATTGACACTTTAGATAATTGGTATTTAAAAGGTAAAACTTATGATCTAAATAAATATATAGATATTAAAGACATTCAAGTTAAGCGTCCAAATGTAAAAAAGAAAATAGAATTTCTATATCAAAAAACTGATTCAATACTTGGTAAACAATATTTTGAAAATAACCAAGAAAGCTACGGCGATTTAAAAAGCACTTATAATATTTCTGGTGATGATTTAAAAATTGAGAGTCAGTTTGAAAATATGTTATTTGAAAGGTTAACTCGTGAGAGCGATGGAGATTTAACAGAGTTGCAAGTTGGTTTTTCTATTGATAAAAATTTAAAACCATACAAAGGAAAAGGCTTTATGTTTTATCGTAATGGAATAGAAAATTTAGACGTTAATACATACATACAACCGAGTACTTTAAAGACTAAATACTGGCACACCGCAACAGAAGACAATGCAAATATTAACCAGGTAACAAGTAGTTTAAATTTCGGTTCGGACACGAGTACTTATTTTTACGCACCAATAGAACGAAGTTTATATTTCAATTGGTGGAAAAATTATATCGAAGATTTATTTAATCGTAAATGCAGAGTATTAAGCATAAGCGGAAAAATGCCAACGCATATACTTTACAAATTACAAATGAATGATAGGTTTATTATTCAAGATAGAAAATATAAAATATCTGATTTAAAAATAGATTTGACAACTGGTAATTTTAGCGGTGAAGTGTTTAGTGATTTCTCGCAACCATCAGACACGATAGATAATTTAATACCGTTAACAGTTGATAGTGATGTGATAACAGTTGATAGTGATTTAATAACTGTAGATACAATTTCTACTTATGAGTCAATTTATTCTTTTACTACTAACGGAATTTCAATTGAAACTTATTTCGCTACAAAAGGTGAGGAACATTTTGAAGTTAAAATAACCTCTAACACTAATTGGAGTGTTATAAATGTAGATGATGGTTTTGGTATTGATTGGTTTAGCGTAAATAAAGCTTACGGAAATAAAACAGATTACGTTAGAGTTAAAGTAAATTATAATACAAGTACAAACAGAAACGGGATTTTACGTTTTACTATTGGAACAGACACATTCGATTTAAATATATTACAATTATGATAGCTAAAATTTTAGACTTACTCCAGGCAAACGATTGGAATAAGTCAATGCCGAACATAGCACTTGCAAAAGGTAAAAACGAGTTGCCTAAAAACTTTATAGTACTTTTTAATAAATTAAAAAAATGATTGAAAAAATAGTAAACGTTGTTATTAAAGAAGATGGGTTTGATAATTTAAATTCAAAGGCAACTACTTTAGACGATAACCTTGAAAACATAAACCAATCAAATAAAGGAGTTACTTCTTCATTTGCTGAAAGTTCTAACGCTATCTTAGAAAATGGCGGCGCAATGGGATTGCTAAACGACTTGACTGGTGGTTATGCCATGATGGTAAAAGATGCAGTAGAAGCAAGCGCGTTGTTTATTGTTAAGAAAAAAGCAGATACAGTAGCAACAAACGCAACAACAGTCGCAACAGTTTCGGCTAATACCGCAACGCAACAAGGAATAATTGGAAAAATTAAAGATGTAGCCGCAACTGTAACAAGCACAATAGCAAAGGGAGCGTCAACAGTAGCCACTAATATAGCAACAGCCGCACAATGGGCTTGGAACGCAGCAGTATTAGCAAATCCTTTAGTAGCTTTAGTAGTTGGTATTGTAGCGGCTGGAGCGGCACTTTATAAACTTACAACTTTCTTGTTAGAAAATGCGGAGGCAAACGAGGCAGCAAGTAAAGCTACGGCTAAGATGACTGCTGAACTTAAAAACCAAAGTATGGCTGCGGCTAGAAGTTTAAGAGCATTGCAAGAAAATGCGCAATATACTTATGACTTAGCAAAGGCTAACGGAGCTAGTACTGCTGAACTTCGCAAAATGAAAGAAGCAAGTATAAACGCAGAGATTGCTTTAAATAAAAAAAACGTAACAATTGCACAAGCAACCTTTTTACAAGAGAGAAACAATTTAGCAGTTGCAAAAGCTAACGGGTTGAGCGATGAAGAAATTGAGAAAAAGGAAAAATTAGTACAAGCGGCTTATAAAGAATTTCAAGAGCAAAATAAATTATTAGACACAAGTTATAAAGGTCGTGCAAAATTAACTAAAGATTTTAACATTGAAGTAGCTACTGAAAATAAAGCCTCAGCCGACAAAGCAATTGAACAACGCAAAAAAGATAGAGAGGACTTTTTAAAAGATTTAGAAGAAAGAAAAAAAGCACAAGAAGAAGCTTTTAAGGCAAGACAAGAACAATATAAAAAAGATGGTGAGGAATACTTAAAATCTATTGAAGAAGCAAAGGCAGCAAGACAAAAGTTAGAAGAAGAACAAGCTGGAGAATTAGAAGCATTTTTAGCTATTGAAGATGAAAAAGCAAATAAGGCAGCCGAAGCAAGATTAAAAGACAAAGAAAATCAGTTAGCAATTGAGCAAGCGGTTGCAGATGGGAAAAAGAATATTCAACAAAGTACATACGATACTTTAGAAAAAGGAGTTTCTGCTTTACAATCATTTGCTGGAAAAAATAAAGCTATTCAAAAAGGTTTAGTTGTTGCTGAAAGCGCAATTGGTATCGCTAAAATTATAACATCTACGCAAGCGGCTAACGCAGCAGACACCGCAGCGGCTGCTTTAATGGGACCAGCTGGAATTGGTTATTTAGCTACTAAAAAAGTATTGAATACTGTAAACGCTGGAATTGGTATTGCTGCTAATATTGGAGCAACATCAAAAGCATTACAGGCTTTAGGCGGTGGTTCTGCTGGTTCTTCAACTGGTGTTGGTAGTTCAGGAGGCAATGCTCCAACAGCTCCACAATTTAATATAGTAGGACAAAGCGGAACAAATCAATTAGCAGAAAGTATAGGCGCAAAACAAGGGCAACCAATACAAGCTTATGTAGTAGGTAATGAAGTAACCACACAACAAGCGTTAGATAGAAGTAAAGTCACTACCGCTACATTTAATTAAAAAAACACATTAGTAAATAAATACGTTATAATTATATGGACACATACGAGGTACAATTTAAAGAGAATGAAACAGAGGGAGTTTATGCTATTAGCTTAGTAGATTCTCCAGCTATGGAGTCAACTTTTATTGCTTTAAAAGAACAGAAAGAAATTAAGTTAAAAGCAATAGACGAGGAAAAAAGAATTTTATTAGGTGCGGTTTTAATTCCAGACAAACCAATTTACCGAAAACAAGATGGTAAAGAATTTAATATAACTTTTCCAAAAAAAACTATCCAATTAACAATGGAGAACTTTTTTAAAAAAGGTTATCAAAGTAATTCAACATTAGAACACGACGATAACTTAAAATTAAGCGGTGTTACTTTTGTTGAAAGTTGGATAAAAGAAAGTGAAGTTGACAAGTCAGTACACTACGGATTTAACGAGCCAGATGGAACTTGGTTTGCGTCTATGAAAATAGAAAACGACGAGATTTGGAACGACTTCGTTAAAACTGGAAAAGTAAAAGGATTCTCAATTGATGGGTTCTTTGATTTAGAAAAGATTAATTTAAAAAGTGAATTTAATATGAGTGAAGTAAAAGAAAAGTCTTTTGCAGATTATTTCGAAGCGGCTCTTTCAAAATTCTTTCCAAAGAAAGAAGAAGTAGAAGTGCAACTTGGTAAAGTAATGACTAAAGACGGAACGCTAACGATTGAGTTCGATGGCGATACGGTAGCAGTCGGAACTGAAATGTATTTAACAAATGAAATGGGTGAAAAATTACCTGTTCCAGATGGAGAATATACTTTAGAAGATGATATGATTGCGGTAATGGTGGATTCTAAAGTTGCTGAATTAAAACCAGCGGTTGCTGAAGAAGAAGCACCAGTAGCAATGGACAACACACCAACAAGTGAACCAGCTGGAACTGCAAGTGTAAAAAGTGAAAAGTTTACACAAGAAGTTTTTTATCAATTAGCGCAAGTTGTTGGTGCTGAATTAGAAAAATTCAAAACTGATTTAAGAGCAGAATTTGAAACTAAATTAGCAGAGGTAAAACCAGAGGCGGTGTCTTTGACAAAACAAAAAGGAGAACAAACAAGCGAACCAAAAAACGCAAAAGAAAGATTATTAAACAAAATAAACCAATTAAGATAATATGGCTACAACAGTAACAGTTACTTCAAACTACGCAGGAAAAGAAGCGGGTGCGATTATCGGTCAAGCTTTTAAAGAAGCGGACACAATTCAAAAGGGATTCATTACTACTTTTGAAAATATTAACTTCAAACTTAACTTAAGAAAAATTGAGTTAACAGGTGGAAAAAGAGCTTACTCTTGTGGACACGTTCCAGCGGGAGCTATTACTTTGTCTGAAAAAGTTTTAGAGCCTGTTAAATTTAAAGATGACTTTGAAGTTTGTAAAGAAGATTTCAGAGCGCAATGGTCTGAGGAGTCAATGGGAGCGTCAGCACACAATGACAATGCGCCTAAAGATATTATGGACGCTATCTTAGTTGAAAAATTAGCTCAAACTGCTCAAGAATTAGATTTCAATATTTGGAATGGTGATGCTACGAACACAGATGAGTTTGATGGTTTCTTAAAATTATTCTTAGCAGATGCAGATGTTATTGATGTTGATTTAGCAGCAGCTACAACAGAGGCTAACGTTGAGGCTCAATTAAAACAAGTTTTAGCAGCTGTGCCAGTTGCATTGCGTAGAAAAGATTTAAGAGTTGGAGTATCTTCTGATGTTGCACAAGCTTATAATTTCTATTTAATTTCTAAAGGTATTTCTAACGGATTAGGTGGAGATGCAAACACATTACCTAGATTTGGGAAATACACTATTGAAGAAATTAACGGATTGCCAGATTCTACTTACGTAGTTGCTGAACCTAAAAACTTAATCTTCGGTACTGGACTTTTAGCAGACCATAACGATGTGAGATTAGTAGACCAAGACGAAACTTTATTAAACGGTAAAATTATCGGTACTATGGTTTACAACGCTGGAGTTCAATACTACAACGGTGAAGAAATTGTTTGGGCTAGACAAATAGCATAAATTAACATAACCGCTCTTTAATTAGGGCGGTTTTTAAAAAATATAATATATGGCGTGTAGCGTAACAAAAGGCAGATTGCTATCTTGTAAAGACCAAAGAGGCGGTATTAAATATATCGATTTTGCTGTCTTTTCAGAGTATGGCTTTTCTGTAACGGCGCAAGAGATTGCGGCTTTACCTGTTCTATTAACAGAAGTTTTTAGATACGAGGTAAAAGCAACGGTAAATAATTTAGCAGAAGCGGGAACTGTAAACCAAGATAACAGAACGACAGAAGTTGTTTCTACTTTATCAGTAACATTACCGAAATTAGACGCTTCAACAGAAGTAGAGATTATGGCTTTAGCGGCTGGTAGAACAATTGCATTTATCCATGATTATAACGGAAACGTTAAAGTAATGGGTATTGATAGCGGAGCAGATGCAAATGGATTTACTTCTGCTACTGGTGGTGCTGGTGGTGATTTAAGTGGTTATACTATTACATTAACTGCAATGGATAGTAAACTATGTCCGTTATTAAGTTCTGGCGCTAAAACGGCTTTAGAAGCTTTAGTTTCAGATGTAGTGATTGAACCATAATAAAATTAAGTTAATTATTATAAAAGCCATTCTTTATAGAGTGGCTTTTTTATTTAAATACAAACCGTAAAAAATACGTTATAATTATATGCAAGTATTCAAACCAAGTTTAGATTTTCACGAATTAATTTTTATTCCAAGAATAGAAACGGACACTATTAACTTAAAAATAACATATGAGTTAAGGAGTGATGAAACTTTTATAAATATTATAGGGGTTGTAATTAACGGTGTTTTTATAGGAACTTTTGAATATCAATTTAAAGAAGGTGCGAGTTATGAAATTGAAGCCTATGATTTAGAAACAAGATTATTGTTTAGAGGAAAAGCATTTGCAACAGATGAAACTGATTTACAAAATTATAAACTAATAAGATGAGTTTAGAAAACACTAATAATAACGAAACAAAGGTTAAATCTAAAGGTAATTTAGAACTAATACAATTAAATAATTACATACGCCCAGAAGTTAAGGAAGTTAACTCAAAGGAGTATGTAATGAATGGCGATAAAAATAGTTTTTATCAGTATATTATTGATAGATACAACGGATCGCCAACAAATAGAACTATTATTGATAGTTATGCTAAATTCATTTATGGTAAAGGTTTGTATTCTAAAGAACAAGCAAGTAAGGCTATGCAATTTGCAAACGTGTTATCTATCTTGTCTAAAAAAGATTTAAAAAATATTTGCCAGGATTACGTTTTATTTGGTGAGGCAAGTATGGAATTGATTTACAATAAAGGTAAATTAACTAAAATTAAGCACGTACCTAAAAATCAAATATTGCCTAACAAAATGAATGAAGAAGGTGATATTCAATTATATTGGTTTAGTCAAGATTTTAATGAGCCACGTAAATACAAACCTAGAGAAATTGAAAGTTTCTACTTTAAAAAAGAAACTACTAAAAACGCTATTTATGTTATAAGTAATTACCAAGCTGGTAGAACTTATTTTACAGACCCTACCTATATGGCTGGTTTACCTTATGCGGAACTTGAAGAAGAAATTGCAAACTATTGCGTTAACCATATTAAAAACGGTTTATCTTTTGGGTATATTGTTAATATGAATAATGGAGAACCAGAAAGCGATGAAATTAAACAACGTTTAGAAAGTAAATTTAAAAATTTTGGTACTGGTTCAGAAAATGCAGGGCGCGTAATGGTTAACTGGAATGATTCTAAAGAAAATGATATTACATTAACTGCAGTTGAAGTTTCAGAAGCGCATAAACAATACGAATTTTTAAGCGGTGAGGCTACTCAAAAGTTAATGATTGCTCACAAAGTTACAAGCCCTATTATATTTGGTATCATAAAAGATGGGGGGTTAGGTAACAATGCAAATGAAATGGAAAGCGCATTTAATGAATTGTATATTAACGTTATCAAACCATTACAAGAAAACTTATTAGATTCTTTAATGGAGGTGTTTATGGATAATGATATGACTATTGATTTAGATTTTATTCCGTTAAGAGGTTTGGCACAACCGCAAGCAACTCAATTAAGCGAACATAAAGAAGAAATAAATAGCGATGTTGCTGAATTTCTTTTAAAGAGAGGTGAAGAAATTGATTTAAACGAATACGAAGTAATTGATACAGAAGATTTTTCAGACAGTTTAATTGAATTAAACGATTTTACATTAAACACTTCTTTAAAATTAGCAAGTGTACCGAGTTCATTTCCAAATGCTAAATCAGAATTAGATAACGAAATATTTAAAGTAAGATTTAATTACTCAGGAACAATGGCAGGAAGTCAATCACCTCAAAGGGACTTTTGTCGTAAAATGTTATCTTCTCAAAAAGTTTATCGAAAAGAAGACATTGTTTTAGCTGGTGATAAAAGAGTAAATCCAGGTTGGGGACCAAACGGAACAGACACATACGATATTTTAAAGTATAAAGGCGGTGGTAATTGTAAGCATAAATGGGTAAGAAGTATTTATTTAAGAAAAAATAATAAATCCATTACTTTGGATGAGGCTAAAAAAATGATAAAGGACTTAAAAGAGTTAGGAATTGATGCTAAATTAGAGAATAGTGGCGAACCATTAAGCTTAATTGAACCAAATAAAATGCCTAACAACGGATTTTTAACAAAATAATTATGGAATATTTACTTTTATCAGACCAAGAATTGCTACAAAACACAGTTTTAGGTGGGAATATTGACACAGATAAATATAAATTTTGTGTTCAAGATGCACAATTAAGTAAATTAGTTGAAATACTTGGAGAAGATTTATATGAAAAGATTAAATTAGACTACGAAAATAACGCTTTAAGTGGAGATTATGACATTTTATACACTAAGTACATTAATCCTTTTTTAATTCATCAAAGTGCAGTTGAATATCTTTTAATTGGGAGTTACCAAGTTGCTAACGGTGGCGTTTTTAAATTAACACCTCAAAACGGAGCGCCAGTTGAAAAAGCAGATATTGATTATTTAGTTACAAATCAAAGAAACAAGGCAGAAATTTATCAAGGCAGAATGGAGAAGTTTTTATGCAAAGTTAATTTACCAGAATATATAATTAATTCAGACAATATAATTAATCCAAAAAAAACAAATTATGGCGGATTCTCGTTCCTCTAAAAAAAGAGATACAAATAAAAAGGTAATTGAAAAGATAAATTTATTTTTAAAGAAACAAAAAAATGAGTCAACAGATAATAAACGTAGGTAGTGCGCCAAATGATGGAACTGGTGACCCATTAAGAAACTCGCAAATAAAAGCAAACGCTAATTTTACAGAGTTATATAACGGTGCTGGTATTGATAGCGTACAAAGAGAGGAATTTATTTGGACTACTGGAGCGCAAACATTTTCTTTATCAGAAATACCTACTAATATAGTTTTTGTTGCTGTTAACGGTCAAATTTTAGACGCTTCACAATATGGTTTAGTTTTAGATGTTATTACTATTACTGAAACTTTAGATGTTAATGATAACGTTATAATTGTTTATAGTTTTAAAACTGCTGTAATGTTAGATTTAATTAATAGAACTGGTTGGGCAAGCTATGCAGGCGCGACTCACTCAGTAGGTTCTCCTTTAGTTATTGCAGCAACTACGGATACAGTTTTACCAATAGAGGCTACTACTGTAATTGATAGTCAAAAACCAGACGATATTAAAACTTTTTATTATGCAAAACAGTTAAATTTAAGTGCTCCAGCAGTTGGTTTTATTGAGGGAGAAAATATTATAGGAGTAACTAGTGGAGCAACTGGAAAAATAGCAGAAGTTACTGGCAGCATAATTAAAATTACTCATTTGGTAGGTGCTTTTGTTGCGGAAACTATTAACGGTGTTACTAGTGGAGCTAGCGCAACAGTTTCAACTATTTCAGATGGAAAAATAACTGGTAGAGAAGGAGATAGTTTAGATTTTATGATATTCTTTAAAGCCGCTTCAACAAATAACGACCAATGGTTAGATGTTTGGATTAATATTGGGGGTTCAATTGGAGAACTTTACAGACAAACATATACGTTTCCAAAAGGAATTGGATTTGAAAGGGGTATTTTATACTCTATACCAAGCGGATATACTTTAGACACTTGGGAAAGTAATGGAGCTACAATTTATGTACGTTCAAGTCATACTATGAATATCGTTAGCCCGATTAGTATTAATTTAGACAGAAGTCATAGAGCTATATAAATATGCAAAGTACACAAAAGATAGGAAAAGGACAAATAAGTGGCGTTGTTGAAGCTATTGTAGCTGGTATAAATGTAACAGTTGATAATACAGACCCAAAAAAACCAATAGTAAGTGCTTCCGGCGGTGGCGGTGGTTCTTCTGAGATTATTTTAAATTATCAATCAGGAACGGCAATCTCTTTAGGAACAACAGAAAGAGTAGCGAGTACAACAGGTATAAACGCAGTTTCTTTTTCTGAGAATGTTACTAAATCAGGTTCGTTATTAACGGGCCCGTTTTATATGTTAACTCAAAATGTTACTAAAACAGGTACTATTAGTAAATTAAGATATAGATATTTTCCAGACAGTACAGATTTGTCAATTGAATTGAGAGTTTACGCATTTAAGCAAAATAAAGACTCAACAAGTATTTACGATTGTAGATTATTGTTAGAAGAAACTTTAACGGCAACTACTGCATATACAGTTCAGAAGTTCGAGTTTTTAACGGCTGATTTTTTAGATGCTAATATGATTGATGGTGAATTTTTGGCAATCACTTGTAAAAAAGTAGGCGCTGCTTCTTACACTTTACTGTCTCAAAACTTAACAATTATATACTAATGATAAAATACATTATAAATTTAGATAATTCTTTTGGCGGTGCGTTTAGTAATTTAGCCGAAGGAATTAATTATACAGAATTAGAGCCAAAGAAAAGTACTGATACTTGGAACGGTTCGGAGTGGGTGGATAACACGCCTATTAACATCGAAGAAAAAGAAGAAGAAATTATTAAGCGATACAATTACTTAATGATGCGTGCGTTATCTAGTTCGATGCAGAAGTACGGAAGTTATGAGTACTTACAAAATCAAAAATTAGAGTATGACGAAAAATATTTAGTCGCAAAAGGATTAAGAGTATCAGCTCCTTTAAGTAGTTCGTTAGAAAAAGAAATGAATAGAGATTTTACAGATGAGTATTTGATTGCTACTTTAGCTTACTTTGGATTAACACCAGAACTTACTAAATTAGAAAACTTTTACAAGTTGATTATATTTAAATATGAGTACGCTCAAAATCGCTACGAAATATTTAAAGCTTTTTGTGTAGATTATCGCACTAAATGCCGTTCATTTTTAGAAACTTCTGAGTTTACTAAATTAGACCAGTCTTTTTCGATGTCAGACAATTTACCGGATACGCTTACAGATTTAGAAATAGAAACTTTGTACAACGAATTTGACGCACTATGATTTATATTTTAATACTCGCTTATGCTTTTTATTTGTATAAGCACTCTAAAAGTGATTTCTTTTCACAACCACGTGAGATATTAGCAATTAAGAGACAACATTTAATCCAAGTGTTAAATGATTTTGAAGTTAAAGATATTGAACGCTATTTACAATCGTACGACGCTTTTAAAAACTATCCTAACTTTTACACTTATGATGGTGCGACGATTGTAAGGGATAGAGATACAATTTTTCAATACGACGCACCAGCAGCAAATCACGACTTCGGATATATTCATATTGCTAATTTACCGTATTTTATTTGGTTAAAAGAATCTTTTAAATTAGATTTACAATATGTAAAAGATATGAGAACGCTTCAAGTTGATTTTATTAGCGCATATAGCCGTTTAATAGGCTTAATTATTATAAAACCATTTTACCCACTAACACAAATTAAATTTTAAAATTATGTCAGCAATACCACCTTGCGGATTAGCTTGTAGAATTGCAAAAGCTAACACTTATTTAAAAGAAAAGAAAAAAGAATTTTTAATATATTCAGTTTTTTATTTATTAGGAATTGAAATATTAAGTATGTTCATTCGATACGAAAAAAACTATGCTTGTTTTTGGTATCCATTATTAACTCAAGTAGGGTTCTTTTTACTTGTGTTTTCTTTTTATTTATGGAATGAGAAGTTAAGATTTTGCTTAAGAAAAAACATTGCTCTATTGTCTTTAAGTTCTTATTACTTAATTGGAATTATAGCACTATTATTTAACTTTTCAGATAATTTTTACTATACTATTACTTCTTATTCTTTTTTAGGAATCTCTATTATATTACTATTTTTATCAATCCTAAATAAATTTAAATAAGATGATTTTAAAACTAGCCAAACTCCCCTTTTTTTTGTATTTAAATAAAAAACTAATTCTATCAACTTTATTTTATAAAAAAGGTTCAATGGCTTTTTCTTCAATTATTTTAGGTACATTTATTAGTGCCTCAGCTTTCAATTTCAGTATAGAAGATTATTACTTCGGAATATCAACAAGTTTAATTCTTTTACTTTCAGTATTAATAATGTTAGATAGTTTTTCTGGAATTATAGCAAGTAGGCACGAGGGGGAAAAGGTTCAAAGTGGTAAATTAATGTTTACTTTTTATAAGTTCTTAATGAGTTTCTTTTTCTTTTGGTTATTAAATGAAATGCAAGAAAAGCTAAACATAAAAATATCACACGTTAAGTCTAATTATTTAGAATTATTCTATAAAGGAACAAAGGAAATAATTGAAATTATATCATACTCGGTATTTATACTTCTTACATTGCGTGAATGGTTAAGTATTGGTGAGAATATTGAAAGAAGATACAATAAAAAGTTTTACTTATTTGAAATTGTAGAAAAGATTTTTGATATAGTAGAAAATAAGTTAATAAAATGGTTAGAAAATAAAGAAATATGTAAATAATTATGAGAGATATAAAATACATTGCAGTACATTGCACTGCAGGACCATCAACACAAACAACAAAAGCTATAAAAGATTATTGGAAAAATAATTTAGGTTGGAAAAGTGTCGGTTATCATTATTTAATTAATGCAGATGGAACAATTGAACAATTAGCACAAGAAAGCGAAATAACAAACGGAGTTGCTGGTTTTAATTCTGTAATAGTCAATATAAGCTATAAGGGTGGTGTAGATGATAATAATAAACCAAAAGACACTAGAACACCACAACAAAAAGAAAGCATATTAAATCTATTAAAAAAGTTAAAAAAGCGTTATCCTAAAGCAATTATACAAGGGCATAAAGATTTTCCTAACGTTAAAAAAGCGTGTCCGAGTTTTGAAGCAAAGCAGGAATATAAAAATATATAAAATAAAAAAATCCCTATTCGTTTGAGTAGGGATTTTTTGTTTTATAGTCCACAACTAATGCAAATGAATAATCGGAGACTTTATTTTCTGTTTTTAATAAAAATACCTTTTCATATCTAAATGTTTTAAGTTAGTAATTAAGAACACCAAACATACAAAAAAATATTTACATAACAAAAAAAATCCGCAATAAATTAATACTACGGATTTAATTAACTAAAAAAAACTAATTATGAAAAGGCTAATATACAAAATAATTTCGTAAGTTTGATAAACTAAAAAAATAATTTATGAAAA